TCGGCATTTCATATTAGTGGGGCTTCTGGAATTAATAATGTTTTCACTCTTCAGAATCATACTGGAGCAAGTGGTGCGATTAGATTTTATGATGAAACAGGATCTTGGTATCTTTTAAAAGATGGATACAATAATTTTTCTATCAGCGGAGTATTTAGCACAAATATTCAAAACAATAGTCTTTTAATTTCAAACGATGGATCTGTTTTAGTTACAGATGGATCTTTATATTCTTATACTGGAGTAGATCCAGATGTTAATATTCAGTTTTCTGTAGCAACGGGAATAAGATTTAGTTTCGATGATAATACTAACGCTGGAGATATTACATTAAGTACTAGTGGAATTAATTTTGATTCTGATATTTATATAGGATATAATACAGGAGCAAATATAATTACTGGAGCATTTTTTGGTCTTAGTGGCGCTGTATTCGTAGATAAAGATGATGCCACAGTAAGAGTTGGAAATACAAATAGAAATACAGACGCAAGATTAACGGTTTCAAATGTTGTCGTTGACGGTTCTCCTTATAAAACATTATTGATAGAAGACGCTGGTGTTCCTAATTTATTTTTTAGAAATACAGGAACACTTCCAAATCTTACGGCTTCAATAATGTATAATCAGCCAGTCTCGCAATTACATTTTGCAAGAAACAAGACAGCGGCGACTGTTGATACCACTGATCCTGTAATTTTTGATTTGGCTAACGGAAGATTAGGATTAGGAGGAATAGATCCTACATATCCATTAGATGTTACTGGAACTTCTTCATTTTTATCTCGTTACCAAAGTTATTCTCAATCTGCATTTTCAAGAATGCAAAGTAATTATGCTACTTCAAGTGGTCCAGTTGATTATGTTGCAACTGCCTATGGATCAGGAGATTTTAACTCATTTATAATTGGATACGATTTTGATAAAGCTACAGTTGGTCCTTCTGGCCCAGCTTCTGGTCCAACAACAAGAGTAGGACAATTCTTCTTTCAAACTGGAAATGCTTCTAATGTTTATGACGCTTCAAGAAACATAGTCACCATTTCAGATCAAGGAGATATAAATAACAAAGGATTATATACTAGTGATGATAATTTTTGTTATGGTAAGTTTATTGATATTCATCGCGCATCGAATTTAACGGGCGGTGCAGTTTATTTAAATTTAGATAATATAGATTATGGATTCAACCAATCTGGAAGCGCAGCGTACCATGCTCTTTTTCCAGCTTCAGGGAGAATAATTGGCGTTGATTTTATTTGCCAATTAAATAGTGGAATATCTGATGGAACTGGATATTTAGTATTTAATAATTTTAGTGGAATGACGCTAAATAATGTTGGCGGAACAACATTTGTTAGTGGAATTTCTACTAGTGTTAATAAAAGATTTTTTCAAGTTTGGGACGCTTATTCTAATGATTACTACGATTCTCCAACCCTATCAAACCATTGTTATGTTTCTGGAGTTATATCTGGTCAAGGATTTTTAAATCTTAAAGCCAGAATAAATAACGCATCTGTAGGAAATAAATTTAATAACTCAGTTACTAAATTAGCTTTTAATCGTTACGATTATGGAAGTTGGGTTGCGTATGCTTTGAGAGATGATGGTTCTGGCGGAACGGTCTTTACTCCTTTGACTGGAGCAATGAACATAACAACAATGGCAGAATATTTTTACGTTTCAGATACCGATTCAAGTGCTGGTTCTTACATTTCACAGTAATGGCTAAATTTTTAACATTTGAAACGACAGCGATAAGATTAAACGATTCTATTTTCCCTTCTAATTCAGCATCGTTTGGTCTTCAGGCTAATACTGTTCCTGTTTTTGATATCAATGGTAATCTTATTGATTATGCTCCAAATGGACCTATTCAAGGAAAGTTTTCTACAGAATTTTATTTGACAGGAGCTTTGCCAGATTTTCTAAAACTTGAGAATCAATCTGATGTTCCTATTTCGGTTTCTTTTAATAATTTTAATATTCCAAGTGCATTTTTGACTGATTTAAGTTTTAGTGTAGAACCTTATCAGCCAATTGCAGTTAGTACAAGTTTTGATTTTTATCACGGAATCAAGGCTTTGGATACAAATTTAAATGATGTTCATAATTTATTTAGTCCTGCTGATGGATCAACAAAAGTTAAAAATAAGTTGGCGACATTAAATGGTCTATCAAGTTATATAATAACTAATAATAGATCTTCTTATCCTGATAATTATGATGATTTTATTGTAAGCAATTTTAATTATTCTTTTACCGTAGAAAGACAGCCTCTTTTAAGAGTAAAACAAAGTATACCTTTAAGAGTAGCTTTGAGGCAGGTTAACGCTCAGTTTGGTGTGACTGCAAATAATATTGATGGAGTTTTAGATATTCATGGAAACGATGCGGTATTTAATGCTGTTTTAAAAGACGCGCAAAATCCTTCAGTTTATACTAATATGAGTTTGACAGGAATAATTGTGGATCAAAATTATGCGATTTCTGATTCTAGTTATGGAGTTGGATCTATAAAGATGATTCAAAATATAAGCAAAAAGAGAAATATAATTAGCATACCTTTTGGAACTAATGATCCAGCAATTGTTGAAGTTTCAAAACCTATTATAAATATAAGTATTCCTACTCCTCCAGTAGGCCAAACAAATCCAAAGCCACCAATGCCGCCTCCACCTGAGCTTGTTCAACCAATTATTCCTCCTGCTCCTGAATTGGCTCCTGATTTAATTTGGTTTAATATATATGTTACACCATATGATGTGCCAAATGCTTGTTCAAATAAAAAACATATAATATCTCAAATAAAAATAGCAGCTGATTACAATTCAATAATAAATGGAAAACAATATATAATACAATCTAAAAATCTACAACAAACAGTAGAATATAATGATGCCTCCCTTGCGGCCAATAAAATCGCAAATAATCTGACAGTTCCAATCCTTTTTATGTGTTCTGTGGGAGTAAATCAAAATGTTTTAGATGCTAGTGCTTTAGATCCTTTGCCATTTCCGAATTTTGCAAATTCAGACGAATGTTCATATGAAGACGATCCTACTGTTCTAAATAAATTAGCCTTTCAAGCGAGAGGGACTAATTATATACATACAGAAGTGAATGGCGATTTTCAATGTTCTTTATTTGAAAGTCCAAGTATAGAAATTATATCGCCATCTTATACAAAAACATGTTATAGTCTAAAAGCGTATTGCACATGGAAATATTTGCTTGCGCGTATGAATTACGCTCGTAATAATGATGAGTTTATACCTGATAGCGAAAATATTTATTTAATAAATTTCCCATTTATTGCCAATGGTTCAAAAGTTTATGATGTTTTTACACCATGAAAGCGATTAACGATTATAGAATATTGATGCCAAACATTCCGTTTTACGAAACGGGAGTAACTTTTAATGAATTTGATGTTATATATTATACTGGAATAAATCCCGGCACATACATAGATGACAAGGGAAACTCAAGAGTAGTCGCTGCGCCATTTACTACTGGATATTTTTATTGTAAAACTAATTTACCTTCTGGAGAAAACTTTTTCTTTAATCGTCCAGATGGAAACAATAGTGGTTATTATTGGACAAATAAATTTTTCTTTGTTCCTACTTATGGATCAAGCGTAAATTTTAAAGCTAATTTTTACGAAAATAAATTTCAAGATGATTATACTGTTATTATTGGTAAAAGTGAGAACGTGGTTCAAGTAGACGCGAAATTACAATTTAGTAATATAACAGATACTGAAGCAAAAGCTTTAAATCATTTTTATCAACAATCATTTGTAAAACCTGCCCAGTCTAGCGGTCAAGGATTGTTGCCGATTGAGACTGCTTTGTTTCCTCCGCATTCAAAAGTAAGACCTTATTATCTTAAAACTATAGATAATAATTTTGAAATGGTTGATTTAAATTCTGTCACTCTAAGCTTGGAATCTCCATTTGTTTCAATAACAGAATGGAAAGAAAAATTAATACCATACGGAGCATGTGATTTTGACAATAATAAACCATATTCTAAAGATGATTATGTTTTCTTGAATAATGCAGGATCAAAAAATGGATTTTATTATTTTAGCGGAGACGCTGGAGATGAACCTGTTGTAGGAATAAGTCCAGCAACTAGCAATTCGTTTTGGACTCAAAAATTTTATTTTCAGCCAGACAATGCACAGCAGCTTCAATTTAATTCTAATAGTTATAAAAACGATTTAGGAAATTTTTATTTATATCAGAACGACGGTATTAATTCAAACTCTTTTGATTTTTCTTTAACTTTTAATAACAGATCAGATAAACAAGCGAAAGCGATTTTACATTTCTTGGAAAACCATAATGGAATTGATCTTTTTGATTATGACATGTACACATTCTTTACTGGAACAAGATCTTTTTATTGTCCAGAATGGAGTCATACTTATAATTTCTTAGATAACAATTCTATAACTGCAAGATTCATTGAGTCTAAATTTTCTTTTGATAGGGTATTCGATTTTAAAACTTATTTAACTCCAACTGGTTTTAACTTTGGTTTTCTTCCAGCAGGATTTCAAACAAGTAGAGAATATGGTATTATAAATAGTGGATTAAGATATCCAGCTTCATATTCTATTTTAAATAAAGTAGAACAATCTACTCCAACAACAAATTTCTTTTATCACGATTCTTCAGAAAGTGCGACGATTGATGTAAGAGCGGGTAGTACGGGATATTTTAATATAAAATTTCAACACCCACAAAATAGAACAGGTCCAGATCAAATATATGGATTTTTTAATGTGGGGCAATCACAAGATAATTTTGGAACAGTTGGAAATGATTTTCAAATATATTATACAGGATCAAAAGTAAGTGCTGGATCGGCGGCTCCTTATAACTTCTTATCTGGAGTTCAAAACTGCGTAGCTTCGCCTGTTTTATATGAAAATAAATTAGCTCTTTTAACTCGTTGGACACTTCCTGAATCTGGATATTTCTTTACAGGATTTTCTGGAAGAATATCAATGAATAGTGGATTTTCTCCTCTTTTGTCTGTAACAGGAAAAAACGTAGCGATTCCATTAAATGCTTCAAACTATTTATATGACGTTGGAACTCCAGGAATTACTACATATGAAATGCTTTTTACAGATTTAAGTTTTGACACAGATTATTATGTCACAATAAGCGGCATGAATGATACATATATTAATACCACTGGTCAAGCCGTTTTCGCAAGTGGCGTTAGTGAAATAAATTCTTGGCCTTCTTCAGATCCGGTTAAAGGTTATGAGGCGGTATTCAGTGGATTAACGACAGGTGTTTTAAATCAAATTGGATCTACGCCACCAAATTTAAGATTAACAAAGAAGATTGAAAGCAGGACAATTAAATCTCAAAAGTTTGATTATTTAGATGTTTATGATTACATTAAGAAAAATTTTACATATGCAGATAAGTTTGATTTTTATTCAGGAATAGTTTTAAACTTAGATAATGTGTTTATTGGTGCCGATAGTATATCTGATAATTATGATATATATAATACAGGCTGCTGTATAATAACTGGAAATTATTCCAGTTTGAGTAGCGGATTAACTGTTAATTTATTTAATAATTCGAATATATATGCTAAAGGTGGAAGCACAAGTAAGTTATCGACAGATTCCGATCCAGTAAAAACAGGAAAAAATGCCTTATATGTAAATTGTAGTGGCGATTTAAATCTTTGTTTAGATAAAAGTTCTTATATTATAGCTGGAGGAGGAGCGGGTGATAATATTGGAATAAGAGACGTTCTTAATGTAACAAATAATAAATTTTCAACATTAAAAGAAGTTTTCAGACAATCTTCATTATCGGCGTCTGGAATATTTGATATTCCAACAAATACAAAATACAATACACAAGATATAAATGATTTATTTGGAAATTTTAATGATAGCGCTCAAATAATAAATAAAAATTATACTTCTACGGTTGGAGCTTCTATTTTTTATGATTTCTTTGATCCAGCGGTTATTCCATCTGGATTAGTTTATGGAAGCCCAGCAACAGCTTTTGGCTCTGGACATTATACTGCTAATTTAGAATATACACAAGACGCAGAAGTTAGTAAACCTTCTGTTCCTTATGTATTGGCTAATATTTTTAAAGTTCAAGGTTCTGTATATCCTTTAAAATCTTCTTAATTATGCCTTTTATACAAACTCAAAATTTAGTGGTAGAAAAAGAAGTTCTTTCGGAAATAACCGAACAGGAACAAAAAATTCAACCTACAAAGTCTTCTTTGATAATATTGCAAGGTGGTCAGGGGGGATCTTTTGGAGAAAAAAGTTATAAACCTAAAGTTGTATTAGCTAAAGCCAACATAAATAGCTCAGAGCTATCTTTAGCGTCGGCAAGCATAACAAATCATACTACAACTGAAATAAAAAATGAAAACGATTGTGGATATGCTATAGATTTCAAAACTGACGTTTCTAATCAGTGTAATTTTACTATTGGACAGTACAATCCTTATGGAGATTTAGATATTTATAATAGATCTCTACTTTTACAATTTTCTGATGTTTTTACTGGAGGCGTTAGCAGTTCCACTATCTTAAATGATGGCAATAATGTTGGAAATTTTACATTTGTTTCTTCAACTTCTTTAACTCCACAATTAGATTCAGAGTTAAATTTAAATAAATATTATCTTGAATTGAGAAATTCAGCCTCTGTGGCTGACGGTTTTTATTTAGAAAAATCGATTAATTTTGCAGATATTAATTCTAGTATTTATATTTTTTATGTAGCTCAAACAGATTTAGCAGATGGTTATGCCACATACAACACTGGGCAAATATCTTATCAAAAAGATGATTTATCTACACAAATAACAGGAGGTTTTTACCATAATGAGTTTCAAGTTGGAGATAAAATTAACATATCTCATCCAAATAATTATTTTGGCATCAATGCTACAATAACTCAAAAAGATCCTTCAAATATTTATACATTATCTATAACAAAAGAAATAAATACACCTTCTTCTGCAAAAAATAGTTTGATTGTTTTTCCAGTCGGATCAAGCGCAACAATTCAAGATGTTGAATTAGATGGTTCGAATAAATTATCTATTACAACAGAACAGTCTTTGCCAAGTTTTACAGATTATAATACTGTTTTTTCAAATCCTTCATTCGGAACTAAATTTAATATAGGTAAAAAAATAACTATTGATCAAAAAGAAACTTTAAATAATGTAGGTTTCAGTACAGAAGGAAAGTTTTTATCAGAGCAGTTTGCATCTTTACCTATCGATGTTTCGTATAATAGAATAGGTAGTAGAAGTTATATGCAAGATCAGTATGGTACAGATGTTGTAAAAAATGAAATTAAAAATAAAACAAAGTTTGGTATTTTTTATCATGGAATAGAAAAAACGATTTCTAGAAATGAATCTAATACTAGCCAAGCGTCTACCACTTATAGTTGCGGATCAGAAATATCTTCTTTTATTTCCAATAATCAATTAAATCAAGATATTCTTAATATGTTGCAAGACAAAACAATTAAAATAATTTTAGGATCTCCTATAAAATATATAAATGGAGTTGCAAGGTGCTATTATTCCAATAAAATATATGAAGTTTTGGTATATACAGATTTAAAATCGTCGGATATACCTAAAGTTTTATCTTACCTTTCTAGAAAATATAAAGAAAAAATAACCTTTTCTTCGCCAGTAGAATTTCAATCTACTGATATGTATTATTCTATTACTGATAAAATTAATATAGTTGGTAAAATAAAGAAAACATCTACATAATATGGCAGATTTAATTTCAACTCAGTCTTTAATAGATTTAGATCCTGATTCTTTTGTAGATCTTTTTGAGATTTACATAGATGAATCTACTGGTATATTGCGATTTCATGCTGGTAAAAATTTTAATAAATATATAGTTTATAAAGGAAATCAATATACACCTGCTCCTATTGAGTATGGTGGATTTGAGTTTTCATCCGATGGAAAACAAAGCAGACCATCTATAAGATTGGCAAACATAAATGGTCTAATAACCAATGTAATTAAAAATAAAAATGATTTAGTCAATTCAAGATTAAAACGTTTAAAAGTATTCGTAAAGAATCTTGATGACGAAAACTTTTCAGATGGCAAAAATCCTTTTTTCGGATATAGAACAAAAAGAAATTCTGTGCAAGGGTATGGTCAGTCTTTCTTTGAAGAAAATTATATTATAAATCGTAAGACTACAGAGAATAAGTATATTATAGAATTTGAGCTTTCAAGTCCTTTAGATTTTGAGAATCAGTTTTTACCTAATAGAAAAATATCAGACAATCTATGTTCTTGGTCTTATAGAGGATGCGGATGCAACTATGGAAAGCTTCCTTGGAAAGATCAGTCTGGACAGCCTCAAACAATAACTTATACAGATTCTAATAATCAAGTAATCACAAAAACAGCAAGTGATATTTTTGGAGAAAAAGTTCCAAATTTAGGAATTCCATTTGCAGACGAAAATAATAAATTATTTTACTCTCCGCAAGGATATGGATTACAGATACCAAATCAAGCTTATAAAGCATTTTGGGATTCAACTAAAACTTACAATTCTGGTGAATTTGTTGTTTATGCGGATTCTGTAAATTACGATTTCTTTGGAAGCAAATTTCAATTTTCAGAAGACAATATTTCAATATCTGTATATGTTTGTATACTTACTAATATTAATAAAGATCCTAAATTAAATAAAGAGTTTTGGATAAAAGATTCTTGCTCTAAGAATATAAAGGGCTGCGCTTTTAGATGGAAAGGGCATAAAGATGGATTACCTTTTGGAGGATTTCCAGGAACAAGACCTTACAATTATCAAACTTAACAAAGCTTTAGAAGAGATTAAAACTTTTTTATTATCTAATTATCCATTTGAATCTGGAGGATTAGTAGATAAAGATTATAACATTTATAAATATACAAGTGATAATCCGAGTTGTCATAGATTTTTTCCTCCTAACGATTTCTTTCTTAAACTAATAAGAAAACAGTTTTTATTTTCTTTCCATAGCCACCTACATTTATTGAATCCATCTAAAGAGGATATCTTTTTTATTAAAAATTACGATATTCCTATTATAATATATAGTTTAAATTGGGATCGATTTTTAAGTGTAAATATTAAACATGAAACAAGTTATTTTACATGGCCTATTACAGAAGATAGCTTGTGCATCTTTCGAAGCAAAAGTTGATTCTTTTGACGAATTGATATCTTGTATATCGGCGAACTTCGATAACTTTGGAAAACAAATTAACAAACTAAGAGAAAAATTTGATGGTCTTTTGATTGTGGTTGATGGTTTTATTGTAGATAATGGTGCTGTTTTAAATCAAAAAATTAAAAATGCTAAAGTCATAGAATTGGTTCCAGTTCTTTCTTTGGCGGCTTTTGCTTCTTCTACAATTCTTTTTACAAGTATAACAGCAACAACTGTGGCTGGAAAAATAGGTGTCTTTCTTGTTAATACAATAATAATGTCTGTTATTTCTTTTGGTATAAGCTTTTTAATTAATAAATTATTGAGTCCTAAAAATCCAAAGCAAGTTCAAACATCTTCTTATATATTTTCTTCGAAAGAGAATGCAGCAAATAGAAATACTCCAATACCTGTTTCATATGGCAGATTAAGAATAGGAACGCATGTCCTTAGTAGTGTAGGATTTAATTTTGATTTAAGTTATATACTAAATAATCAATCTCCTCAAATACTTAATACTGGAACAACATCGGTTGGTCTTGTAACAGCTTCAATAAAATGAAAAAAATTATATTACATGGACTGTTAAAGAAAATGTTTTGTGATTCGTTTTTTGTTAAAGCGAATGCCTTAAAAGATATTTTTAAATGCATGGCAGCAAATACAAGGGATTATTCGGTTAAAATGAATAAGCTTGTAAAAAAAGAATACGGTTTGGCTTTGGTTATTGATGGAGTTCTTTACCATGAAAATGAAACAGAACTAGATAATTTTATAAAACTAGCTTCTGAAATAGAAATTTTTATTTGTTCTGGATTTAATTTTATTGGAAGTTTAATTGGAGCAATTGTTGTTGCTGCTGGTAAATTAACTTGGGCTGGAGTAGGAAAGTTTATTTTATTTTTAGCTATTAGTATAGGAATAAGTTATTTAATTTCAATGCTTTTAAAGCCGGGAGATCCAAAACAAATTAAGACTTCTTCTTTTATATTTTCTGGAAAAGATAACGTGGCCGCAAGAAATACTCCAGTTCAATTAGGATATGGAAGATTAAAGGTAGGCACAAATGTTATAAATGCTGTGCTTTTTAATTTTGATTCGTCTTATAAAGCGACCGTAGAAAACACCTTTCAAACAGAAATCGGCGTAGGAAATTACTCATCAAAAATATGACAGAAAATTCTAGTTTAGATCAGTTTGGAACAAAGATGCTCGACTTCTTAAATAAGAAGGGTTCGTTTGCACCTTTCGCCTCCAATTCAAACAATGGAATCCTTGAATCCACAACAAAGTATTATGTTCAAGATTTGATAGGTGAAGGACCATTGGCTGGATTAGTTGATCCAGATGGTAATGAGCTTGTTCTTTTTGATGAGGGTCAAAATAATAGTGAAATATTTAAAGGCATTTATTTAAATGATTACGCAATAAAAAATCATTTAACTAATACTTACAACTATAATAGATTGGAAATTTTCTCAAGAGCGGGAACAGAATTTCAGTCTTATCTTTCTTCAGAAGGTAGTTCTATAGCAGATAGTTTTTTATTTTCTAATCCTGGGGTTTCTTATTCAATAGATAAAACTCTATATGGTCTCAATGAAAACGCAAATGCTATAACTTTTACATCGACACAAACGCATACTTCTAAATTAAGAGTAGTGAAGGGTTACGTTCCAAACGTCTCAAACACGACTCAATCAACTACAATAAGTAAAGAAGAGCAAAATTTTTTAAATTCTCCTTATGCTGGGGTCGCAAGATATCAGCAAAATTTTTATAGTAATACCAGTATACAAAGAACGCAGTCGCAACCTAGTGAAACATTTGATGTTTCAGCTTTTAGCGATTTTAATTTTCAAACATGTTTTGGAGCTTATCATGAAATAAAAGATATTAATACTGACTTTTTAATTCTTAGTTTAAAAATTCAAGCTTTGTACACTTTTGATAAAAAAGGAAGTACTAAACCTAACACAACAAATTTTGGAATTAAAATTGGATACAAGTTAAGAGATGATTATGCTTGTTATATAGTTCATAGAGTAACTGGAATAGCTAGTTCGCCATATCAATTTGATTTATTTTTTGACGTTTCTGACTTTGATTTTACTCTTGGTCCATATATAAAAGTATTTAATTTAGATAAAAAAGTCGGCGCTACTGAAAACAAAGTTGGTCGAATAATCGGAGTTTCTTCTGTTACTGAGATTACGTCTTTAAAATTTAGATATCCAAATAGTTGTTACTTTTTAAGTGTTTTTGATGGAAGAGGTTTTACTCAGCCACCAAATAGACAATTCGATTTTAAGTTATTAAAAATCAAGGTTCCTGAGAATTACGATGCCGAATCTAAAACTTACGATGGATTTTGGAATGGTGAATTTGATTCTGTTTTAAGATGGACAGATAATCCAGCTTGGATACTGTATGATTTAATAACAAATTACAGATATGGATTAGGAAAATTTTCATTCCAAGAAAGTTTAGCTGATAAATGGAGCATGTATAAAATCGCAAAATATTGCGACGAACTTGTTCCAACTGATAACGTATCTAGATATAAACCAGTAAAAATAGATTCTATAAGTAAAAACAGCATAACCGTAAGTTCAGATTCAGCTATAGACTTCAAAGTATATTTTCCTGTTGGATCTAAAATAGATTTAGTTAATTTAGGTTTTATAGAAAAAGATGAAGACGGTTTGACAAAAAATGTTTCTAAAAGTTTTAAAAAGATAATTGTTTCAGTTACGAAAATAAATAATACAAGCGCCACCATTCAATTAGTAAATGAGTTCGGAATTCATAGAGCTTGTAGCTTATTTCCTTCTGTTAAAGAATTTTTAAAAACTAATACAAAGTTAGAAAATAGATATTCAAAATCTTTGAACGCTTTAATTACCGCTGTTTCTTCTCCAGCTAATGTTTCATCTAGCAATACAGTTGGAAGTCAAAACAATTCGGCATTAACGGGTTTTATTTCTTATATAAAATCTCAAGCATGTTTTTCAGATGAAGACTTAGCTAATTATACAACTGTTTCAGAAAACAAAGGAAAAGCAACTGCTGAATTTCAGGGATTTTTACCGCTCGTAGAGCCAAGATTTAGAGCGAATATTTCATTAAACAGTGAAACAGATGTTATTAATCTATTAAATAACGTAGCTTCGGTGTTTAAGGGTCTCGTTTATTGGTCAAATAATTTTGTTAATTTTGATAGTGATAGGCCAAAATCTCCAGCGTACTTCTTTAATAATTCTAATGTAAAAGATGGTATCTTTCAGTATTCTAGTTCATCTAAAGATACAAGATATACAGTTGCAAAAATAACATATTCAGATGAAAAAAATAATTTTAAAGATCAAACTGTTTACGTCGAAGATCAGATTAACATAAGAAAATATGGCTATGTAGAAAAAGAAATTATTGGCTTTGGCGTCACATCTAAATCGCAAGCGAAAAGAATAGGTCAATGGTTTTTAGTGACAAATCAAGTAGAACAAGAATTGGTAAGCTTTACTGCTGGTCCAGAGGCTTTGTTGCTATTACCGGGAAATGTAATATCCGTGGCTGACGAAATGAAGGTCAGCGGAAGAAAAGGCGGAAGAGTAGTTTCTATTTCTGGGTCGGATATTGTGTTAGATGATAAATATGATTTTATAGGAGTTGGAGATACAATAGCATTTATAATTCCTAATTCATCAATATCTCCATCTACTTTAAATAAAGAATCAGAACAATCAAAATCTGGAATATCAGATGCTAGAATAGATGAGTTATCTTCTACTTATATTTATAAATTTACCGTAGCATCTACAGGTTTAGATGGTAACTTTAGAACTAAAATTGTATTGAATACATCAGGATTAACCGAAGAAGAGATATCTTTGATGCAAACAATTGGCGCTTCTACATTGTGGATATATGATTCTAAATCAGGTAGTTCACTAGCGTATTCAAAAAATTATCGTATTGTTTCTATAAAAGAGAAAACGCAAACAGAGTTTGAGATTGGGGCGGCAGAATACGAGATTACAAAGTTTAATTTTATTGAAAATAATAAAAATTTAGCTCCTTCAATCTTATTTTCTAGCGATCAGACAAACACAACAGAAATAATACCTAAAAATATTTTAGCGGATATAGATCCTATAGCCCGTGGTTATGTAAGCGATACTTCTAGAAATTTTGATATAAATGAAAAATATGATTATCTGATACCTTCTTTTGATTATTCAGATGATTCTTATTCTGGTTTAACAAATGTAGTAGAAATATTTAATAATCAAATTTATACATATGCTAAAGTATTGTCAGAGTCTGCACATGGACTTGTTGTGGAATATGTATTAAATTCTAAAAAAATAGCTTATGTATGGAGAAAGGGAGACGCTAATTCGACAACAATAGCTTTACCGCAAACAGAAATGGATTTATCTTTTGAGTTTTTAAGAGTGTATATAATAGGTAAGAGCGATAATTTCTTAATATAAAATGTTCAAAGAATCTACAGTTTATAGCAGTGGACCATATAAAGTTACTAGTTTGAGTTCAAATTTGAACTCATCAATAGTAACAAATCAACAAGATTATGGTTTTTCTACTGATGTTGACATGCTTTTTGCATATGTAGATAGTCAAATAATAAATTTGCAATGGGATGTTCTTGATCCAGTAACAAATCAATCAGCTAATCTTAATGATGGAATTTTTAATTATTTTACAGTTTCAATATTAGATAAGAATAATGAAATTGTTTCTGTTTTGAATTCCTCTCTTAAAGATAAGTTTTATTCTTTTGATGTGGGAGTTTTGCCTTCTTTTTCTCAATCTATATATAAAGATGTCAATTTTCTAAGAGATTGTAAGATACAAATAACTTCTTTTACAGTAGATGGTTTTTCTTCTAGTGGTGTTTTTGTATTTAATTTTAAATTTTCAACTTTTGAAAATGTAGAAGCTTCCACAAGTGATAGTATTTTTGTTAATTATGAATTAACTAATAAACAATATTCAACACAAGTATTTTTGCAAAAAAGTCCTTCTTATTCTTTTGAATATATAGAAGATCAAAGTGCGGGATTCCCTGCTTCTTCTATTTCTTATTCACCAGATTATTCTGAAAAGAAATTTTATCGTTTAGTTTCTCAAGACTTTTATAATACTGGTACTGCTTATAATATTGGTTTAATTAAATTAGATATATTAAATCAAAATAGTTTTGATATAAAGCCTCAGAATATAAGTGGCGCTTTATCGATAAACTACGATCCAATTTCTTATACTTTTGATAGAAGATTGTTTATTAAATGGGCGCGAAATTCATCTAATGTGCCATTGAATTATGAAATACAATTGCTTAAGAGTGGAGATTCAAGTGCATCAGATGTATTTTATTATAATTCTCCAAAGATAGATAGCATAGATGCTATAGTTCAAGGTACTGGAGATAATCAATTATCTTTTTCTCAGCAAGGAATAAATGCTTTTTATTCTGGAACGTCTTATGAGTCTATATTTTCTCCGTCAGGAGCAAGCGGTATTCAGTGGAAACCTCATACAATAATTTTAGATTCAAGAGGAATATTTCCAGGAGGAGTTTTTGCTTCATCTACTATAGATAATATTTATAGTATATCTTTCGATTCTGGATCTTTAAACTCTAAAGATCTTTATCTGGTTTATTATTACGATGAAAATACTAATTCTTTCGTTTATTATCCTAGCGAAGGTTCTTATAGTTCGGGATTGTATAGTGGTCAATTAGTTACATCTACAAGTGGAATAAATTATCTTAATAATTATACAGGAGCGTTGGTTGCGGAAAGAGTTGATTTAAATTATCCAAGCGGATCAATAGTAGTTTCTCCATACGAGCCATCTTTTTATATTCCATTTTTCGTATCTGAAGATTATCAAGTAAGAGTAAGAGGAGTATTATCTAATAATGATTATACAGATTTTTCTGATTTAATATCATTTTCTAAAGATACTATTGATGAACAAACGTTACTTGTTCATGATCCAAGTAGTGGTATTGGGAATGGAACGTCGTTGATAGAATGTTTTACTCAGGCTTCTCATAATTTTACAACTGGAAATTTACTTCGTTTTGATGGTACTACTTGGTATAAAGCTATAGCAGACTCTGCTGAAAATGCAGAAGTTATGGGAATGGTGCAAACAGTTGATGGCAATGAATTTTGTATAGTTTATAATGGAAAAATAGATAATTTAACTGGTTTAACTGCTGGTGAGACTTATTTTTTATCTCCTTATATATCAGGAGAATATACACCCGATGAAACAGATATTGTTGGTGAAGTTTCTAAACCTGTTTTAATAGCTCTTTCATCAACTGAAGGAAATTATTTAAATTATCGTGGCGCAGTAATTTCTCCATCTGCGCCAGATGCCGAATTAGTAATTACAGTTAGCGAAATAAGTGGATCTACAGTTTCAAATGTAATAACAGGAGTAAATAAATTAAGATTTGATACTGATGCTGGTTTTGAAGTTACAGATTTAACTTCTGGAGCAGTTAAAATATCAATGAATTCCACGTTTAAAACGTGGGAAGTTTCAGGACAGCAAAACTTGGTTGCACAAGGATTAGACACTATTGAATTTGTAGCTGGAACAGGAATACAGATTACTACTGATCCATATTCTATTCCAAAATCTATCAGATTTGATTTTACGGGGTCATTTGCTTCTTCTGGAAGCTCAGGTAGTTCTGGAAGCAGCGGTTCTTCTGGAACCAGTGGTTCTTCTGGAAGCAGCGGTTCTTCTGGAACCAGTGGATCTTCTGGAAAAAGTGGAACTAGTGGATCTAGCGGTACAAGCGGTTCTAGCGGAAAAAGTGGAACAAGTGGTTCTAGCGGATCTAGTGGTACAAGTGGTTCTAGCGGTGGAAGTGGAACTAGTGGTACAAGTGGAACTAGTGGCACAAGTGGTATAAGTGGAACTAGCGGAACTAGTGGATCTAGCGGTACAAGTGGTTCTAGTGGTGGAAGCGGAACTAGTGGATCTAGCGGATCTAGCGGTACAAGTGGCACAAGTGGTTCTAGCGGTGGAAGTGGAACTAGTGGAACTAGTGGTATAAGCGGAACGAGTGGATCTAGCGGATCTAGCGGATCTAGTGGTACAAGTGGTTCTAGCGGTGGAAGTGGAACTAGTGGTACAAGTGGAACTAGTGGTACAAGTGGTATAAGTGGAACTAGCGGAACTAGTGGATCTAGCGGTACAAGTGGTTCTAGTGGTGGAAGCGGAACCAGTGGATCTAGCGGATCTAGCGGCACAAGTGGCACAAGTGGATCTAGTGGTG